GAAATTCTGTATCTGATATAGTTCCATCTGCAATTTTAGTAGCCGAAATTCCTGTTGGTATTGAATCATTTGTTTTTGATAATGCACCAATATAAACTGTTGTAATAGCTTCATTAGATAATGAACCGGAATCCCAAGTTACATTAATTGTAGTATTTGTTGAAAAAGAAGAACTAGAAATAGTTCCGTAAATAGTACCAGGTGTTGCTGCTGTTAATTTAATTCTTCTTCCGGCATGATAAACAGAAGTTACATCTACACCGGCAATCGTAAACGAAGTCGAACTTGCATAGGCATAAGTTACACTTGCATCGCCATCTCCGTATTCCACCCATTGACTATCATTAAACCAATCTCTAGTATTTTTCATTAATGCTCTAATTGCATTATTCAAATTACTAGGTAACATTCCCTCCGCTACGCTAATAGTATTTAATGATGTGTTACTTGCTTGTGTTGTTGAATAATCTTTAATATTTGTTGTCATTTAATCTCCTATAAACCATGCAAACGCTTTATTGTTTTCTTTGTTTTTTTGATTTACTAAAACATTAACCGCTTCTTCTACTTGTCTTTGAAAAAATTCTTGTGTATCTAAACTATATCTAACATTATCTATATCAGTTTTATCCGTCATCTTCTACCTGCTCTTGAAGCAATTAAATCAACTCCTTGTGCATGATTCCAGACTTTACCGCTAGGAATTTTTACATTAACTCTAATATATCTGCCGGATTCTCTAACCGGTACAGAACCGTTTGTTACCATAGAACTATAGCTAGAAGTTGATATAGAATCAGCTAATCTTTCTCTAGTTGTTATTGCAACAGTAGAAACAGCGTCAACAATAGGTCTAACTTCGGTTATATCCGACCTTAATCCAGGAAACAACTCTATTTCTTTAGTTTCTAGCTCAACTTCATTCGAATCGCCTGAAAATATTGCTGCTTTTTTGTTACTATCTATTGCACCTAGATATAATTGTCCACCTTGCCAAAAGTCAGTATCTAAAGAAATATTAATATTTTCTAAATTTTCCGATATTAAGTCCATTGTTTCAACGGTATATGCCCCAACAAACTGGGTAAATATAGTAGAAGCTGAAGCGTCTGCAATAGACCATTTTTCGGTTACATAATTATATATAATAACTCTATCGCAAATTCCGGTTGTATTACTTGTATTATTAGAAGATGGATAAAGCCAAATAGCTAATTGATTAAAAGGGTCAACCGCAGCTGTTATTCTATCGCTAAATGCTTTGTTTAAATCGGTATCAAAAAATCTATTTACTTTTTCTGCCCCTATTGGTTTAACTTGATCTCCATTAACTTCAAAAAATCCATCGTCAGCGTAAAAGAAAGCTCTTCTATTATCTTGACAAACAGTTTTTCCATAAGTTGCACCTCTATTGGGAGATATAACTGAAAATCTAAATACGGTTGCCCCACCAACATAATCCATTCTTATAATTTCGTTTTGTCTGAAAACATAACCATATTCTCCAGAAGTTATAGCTACTAC